TTACCCATGCCATAAAATAATCCAAGATTAATTGTTTTTGCTTGAGTTCTAGGTATGTCAGCCATCTTCGCAACTATTGTGTGAAAGTCTGCATCGTCTTGTAGGTAAGAGTCCTTAACACCGAAGACGCTTGTATCTTGATCTAGGGATGCATAGTGGACTACTAATCTAGGTTCTTGTTGATTGTAGTCAAAGCATCCCCACTCACAACCAGATTCAGGAATAAAGAGGGATCTGATCAATGGCCCTAAGTCTTTGTTGCGAGCAGGAATTTGTTGTAGGTTTGGATTAGAGTAACTAAATCTACCAGTTACTGTGCCTCCTGTATCAGATCTAATCTGATTTATATCTGCATGTATTCTACCTTTGTGTTCATGTTTTATAATTGTATCTATGAATGTCGTATGTGCCTTGTTTATTTCTCTGGCTTTTGATATGCATTTTACTAAAGGATGTTTATGTGTAGACAAGAAATTTTTTGTGAAGGATGGTGCTTGTGTTTTTAAAGTTCTTTCATATGGTAAGTTTAGTTTATCGAACACTTTGGCTATCGATCTTGCTGCCCATATTTGAGTATCTACTCCTGTCTCTGTTTTTACTTTTTGCAGGAGTTCTTTTTCTTCTGATGCTAATTGTTGCTTCATTGTGTGAGCTTTTTGAACATCTACTCTCACTCCTAAAAAACGCATGTCTACCAAACAAGGAAAAAGATCTGTTTCTAAATCAAAAATAGAATTTAAATCTTGATCCATTATTTCTTTTTGCATTATCTTCCACAGTCCATACGTTAACTCTGCATCACGTTCAGCGTAATTACCCACATACATCGCAGGTAGTTTCCACATGTCGGCTTTTGGATCTATGCCCCATTCTTTTGCAGCGTTGTTTAGTTCTGTTTCATTTTTACCTTGACTTAAATAGTCCCAACCAAGTGATCCAAGATCATATCTAAACCTATTTTCGTTTACGAGTGATGCTGCAATCATGGTATCAATTATAGTTCCGTTAATTGGTATGCCCATGGCCCTAATCCAACACACATCGTACATGGCGTTGTGAAATATTTTTGTAGAGGTAGTTTTACAAATGTCCGTAAACCATTGAATTACTTTACTTTTTTCTAGATTACCACCACCCTCATGATCGAATGGAAAGTATCCAGAGTAACCCTCTGTTGCAACTGCAATGCCTACAACCCTACCTTTACCGATTACAGAACCAGACCCCATAGTTTTTAAGTCTGGGTCGTGTGTTTCTAAATCAATTGCAATCTCTTCACAAAATCTTAAATCCGGAAACTCTTTGGGTTTAACCCATTCCGTCTGTGCCTTAAATATCATTTACAACCTTTTTTATAGCTAGTCCTATTTCTTTTGCGATTTGCGGGACGATAGCATTTCCCAATCCTTTAAGTCGGTGTACTCTGCCGGGTACCCCATTAGCCACTCTACCCACATTGGGTTCAACGCTCCACCAGCTGTTCCCGCTAGTCTGCTTTTCTTTCTCGCTGTTTCGTAATTCGTGTTCAGTCCTGAATCTTTCCAATCTCTTGCTGTAGGTGTTGGCATCATGGCTATTCTCTCCTCTAATCTCGCCTTGTCCACTCCTCTCCTCTTGATGTTTTCCATGTTCTCCGACATAGCTTTCGATGCTCTTGGTGTTGGCCACATTTGTTTTGGTGGTGGATATATAACTTGCTCTCTCAGTGTCGAATGAGTGGTTCGACCCTTTCTGTTTTTTTGATATTGTTTCTTTAATTCCTTCTCGTTCCTTGGAGGCAAACTGTCCATTGCGTTCGGCGTAAGCCACATTTGTTGAACTTGTTGATTCAGAGGTGGCACTTGTCCCCCTCCAGGATGTGGTTTTCTCGGCTTCGTTATGTTGTTTGAGTCGAATGTTGTCGGGGTTGACCATAGATTCTTCTCTGTTGGCAATAATCCAGACTCTTTCTCTCCGATGGGGAGCACCGACGCCTGCAGCTGGAATAATGAACGGTTGAACTTCGTAGCCTTCGCTTTCCAAGTCAGTGCACACAGTTTCGAAGACCACGCCGTCTTGGATGTTAATAATATTTTTGACATTCTCCCCAATAACGAATTGGGGTTTGATCTCCCTAATGAGTCTAAACATTTCTGGCCAGAGATGTCGGTCGTCACTCGTTCCTTTCTGTTTGCCTGCGACTGAAAATGGTTGACATGGGAAACCTCCGCAAATGACATCTGCCTCTCCTTCTTTTCCTTTGACATTTTTTATATCCTCCTCGATTGGTATGTTGGGAAAGTTTTTTTGTAAAACTTTCTGACAGTATTTATCTTTCTCTACAAACTTCACTGTCTCAAAAAAGTTTGTTGAATCTAATCCTAACGTAAAACCACCTATGCCTGAAAATAAATCCAAAACTTTTAATTTTTTCATTTATAATCTCTTTCAATTATCATTTCTAAATAATGTATGGCTTTCAGTATATCATCCTTCTTCCCTTTGTGCGGGTGTCTGCATATGTATTTTATAGCATTGCCCTCCGCAAAAAGCAACTTGTTGTCATTTATAAACTTCGAGGGCTGTATTTTAAAACTAATGTAGTGTCCACCCGCTATTTGTTTTTCATATGCACTCATAATTTAAACTCCTTAGATTTGTTTTGTGATTTTATTAAATATAAATTTTTTGCAGACCGTGTGATACCCACATACCAAACTCTATACTCCTCGTCTCTTTTAGCTATGGATCTTTTAGCACCTTTGATCGTGTTAGCTGTTTCGTTTAAAAATAAAACTACGTTCGTAGCCTCACCACCTTTAGCCCCATGTATTGTTGATACCGTGATTCTTGGATCTTCGGTAACATTTTCATTGTTTAATAATAACAATCTCATGTAAGTAATTTGACTATCGGTTAATTTATTAAACGCATCATACCATTTTAAAGATATGTTCATTGTCCCATTTATTCTTTCTTTTATTCTCTGCACATGTATGTCAGCTACATGTTTTTTCTTTTGTATTAAATGCCAGTTTTGTATGTCTTCATACAAACTTTTACCTATGCTATTACCTTGCGCTGTGCAAAAAAAGAAACCTTTCTTTTTTAAAAAAGTAATTACTGGTTTTAACAATGACTTTGTTCTTGTTAGTATTAACCAATCCTCTTTTGATAAATCTATGTCAGACAGTTTATATCTTTCAAAAATTTCTCCAGTTTCTGACTTTGGAAAATATTCTTTGTCAATCCTATTATCTTGTATTCTGTCAATGACATTTAATGCTTTTTCCTGTATAGTTATTGGCACTCTTTTTGATTGTTTTAGTGGTATCTCTTCTGCCTCCCAATTAATAAAAGAGTCTACATCAGCGCCCGCCCAACCAAATATGGCTTGATCATCATCACCTGCAACCCACACATCGCAGTTAGTATCTCTCTCTATTTTATCTATCATAGACCATTGTATTAATGACAGATCTTGCGCCTCATCTATAAATATAACATCAAACTTTGGTGTAACATCTTGGTCTAAAAATTTTTGTATCATGTCAGTAAAGTCTATAAGACCGTATGTTTTTTTATAATTATTTATTTCTTTTTCTATCGCATCTAATTTATCTCTTTCTATTCTAGATAAATGTTCGTTTCTATCTAATTGATCCATGGCGGATATCTGCCTTACTCTTGCAAGATTAATCATGCTTAAATACTCACTATCAGATGAAAAAATACCATTCCAATTGTTTGTTTCGTATGATGCGTACTTTATCTGTATGCCACATGTCTCACCTATTTTTTTATAGTTTAACTCCTGCATGACATTTTCTTCTTTTAAACCTAAAGTATTAAAAGCCAAAGAGTGTAGTGTTTGAAAATATTTTATATCCTTTTTGGTAAGTTCTGTTTTTATTTTTAAGAATCTATCTCTTGCCTCTCCCGCAGCTTTTCTTGTAAATGCAAAGTAACCTATTCTATTCAAAGGTGTTCCAATATCAGAGTATCTCTGCACATTATTTAATAGTCTTCTAGTTTTACCAGTTCCTGGAGGGCCTACAACTTTGTATCTCATTAATAGTTATCTCCTTTTCTTTCTACTGGTTTGTACTCTATTTTATCTACATGCAGTTGCTTGACTCTGCACACTTTAAAAGTCTTACCATCCACATTTAGTGAGTGATTAAACTCTACATCACATTTATCTTTTAATTTTTGTGCTATTCTTTCTTCTGGTATTTTCCAACTAGAACCCAAATGATCTATAAAAGAGTTAAACCTAAAGTAATGATAGCCCTCCTCTGTAAGACAAGATCCACTATTAATCTGCACTCTTTGTTTAGCTCTTGGCCCATTAACACAATATTGAAACAACTCCTCTCTTAATCTATCCTCTATCTGTGTCCCTGCTGGCGGTGATATCTTAACTGAGTTCTTTCTAATTTCTGTTAGCTTTGCTCTAAAGTCTTTTGCTTTTAGTGGTTCATGATAGATACCAGTTTGCTCCCATATCAAATCCAATAGTTCTGTCTGCTTTGTTATCAGTCGCCTGTTACCTGCTATCACTCCAGCTTTTGTGCCATCTGGCAATGCCACATTAAACCTGTACTCAGGCTCTGCATACATAATAATCTCAAAGTCTGTAATGTCAGGGAACATACTAATACTATCAGATTTAACACCAAACGGTCTAGAGTAACAAAGACTACGCATGCATTTGCTTTGTATTGGATCTTCGTAACACGTATGACCTGCTGTATCTTTCTTCCATGCAGTTAGCTTAGTATCTAACTTAGCTTTATCCCATGGGTCTTCTAAATAATTATAGTTTGCTTTTGCAACATGATCTGGCCATTTGTCTTTGTATTTCTTTTTAGCAAAGACCATGTAATTGTACATAAACCTATCTCTACCATCATCTAACTTTCTTTTTGAACATAATGCTAAACATGGTGGACCATCTTCAAACTCCTCACTAGTTCCAACCAATATATTCTTGTATGTCTCCGTTACTAATTTTTCTAAATCATCTTTGCCTATTTTATTTTGATTAGCAAACTCTATAAATTTTTGTAGATCTAGTTTATTGTTGTCTTTGTCTACAGCGTATCGATGTGTGTGTCCGTTGTTGTAGTAGGGTAGGTTTATAAAGTTGCCTGGTTTTGTGTCGCCTTTGTCATCTTCCTTTAGTTCTTTCTGTTTAGGAAAAACCTCTGTCGTGGGATCTAGCCCAAGAGGTAGTAGAAAAGATTTTAGTGCTGATATTAAATCTATCGCTGGTATTGGTTCTTTTAAAAATAAATAACAATGTAATCCACCGCTCTTTGATAACAACGGTATTAAAGGTAGTTTGTACTGTTGAAATAATGCTAAATAGTTTTCTATTTTAAATGTAGAATAA